TCATTGCGTTCTCCAATAGACATTGACGAGGAAGTTATCAACGTCACTCGTCACATAATCGTCGGTAGTGATAATTCGATTCCCTCCACCTGAGTCACTTCTGTTTGACTCTGTGGGTTCTAATTCTAGTCCGCAGTTTGTTGGCGATACAGCAGAACCTCCGACAAACAAAGTGCCAGAGGCATTCCGCTTACTCGGCTGGAGTCCTAGTTCCGAAACGCCGCCTACCTCCGCTGCGACCAGAACGGTACTCAGGCGATAAACAGTCAAAGCAGTTGGTAGTGTAATTGTCATTCCCGGCATAGTTTTATCTCCTCGACCTTCCTAAGTAAGCGCCGGCAGCAGCGCCGCCGGCACCAATACCCGCTAAAGCTAATTGACTCCAGAACCCCGGCCTCGATGCCTGATCCAGATAATTACTTTGAGCGTTCTGATAACCCTGAGAGGCATGTCCGTACATCCCTCCCAAAGCACCCAGAGTCGTTGCGTTCCTTGACTGCCCCAGCCCGATAAGAGGCAGGGCGCTTCCTCTCACTTCGGCATTTCTGAGGCTAAATGCCCTTTCTAAGCCCCCTGCGGCGTCCTGTTGAGCCTTTCCCTTGCGCTGCTCGCTTAGAAGTGCCGTGAGATTCGGATTTGACGATGTAAGCCCCATCTGGATTGCTCCAGTGCCCATTCGTTCCGAGTCCTGATTATTTGCGGCGCTGTCGAAGAGTGCTAGGTTGGGCGCAAGACCCAACCGTTTATCCCTGATGTCAAACGGTGTGGAGGAACCATCATCGCCTTTACCTTCCACAGCGTTGAGGAAAGAAAGGTTCTGAGTGTTGATCTTGTCTTCCACGGGCGCTGGCTTCTGCTGCACCTGAATGGCAGCATCGAGTTTGGCCTGCATCGCAGCACGTTCTGCCGCAGCCCTGTTTCTCTCCGCCTCTGCCTCTTTCTTACCTTTGTCCTTACCCATTTGCTTCCCTCCAGTAAATATCCCCGCCGACGAGTCTCAGTCCTTTTCTCTCGCACATCTTTCCCACTCTCGGGTCTTCAGCGAAGATATAAACGCTTCTATCGTTCGGCACCTTGCTTTCAACATGCTCAATCAATTCTCTGTGAACACCCTTGCCCCGGTACTCGGGAAAAACATACAGGGGTCCAAAGACCACGGGGCTTGCAACTTCCACTAACCCCGCAAGGAGCTTTCCGTCAAAAGCCGCAACCACTGATGACTCACTGGCATGAGGAATAGCGCCAAACTCTGCCATGAATAGTTCATGCAGGTGCGGCCAAACTTCGGGATGGATAGTCTCAATTCTCATGTCGCTATAATTCCATGCGCCCTCAGTCTCAATAACAGAGCATTGATTGCCGTTCTTGCTTCCGCATCTATCGTCACTCCGCCCGCAGCATCTGCCACTAACGCCCCCTGTGCCCCTATCACCTTTGTTCCGCCTACCTTGTACTCTGTGGCGACATTAAGTCTTGCTCTCTGTACCCACGCTCCCCCTGACACATACCACCATCCACCTGTATCGGTAACGAAGTATTCAGCCCCGTTGTCTGCCGCTGTAACCGTCAGAGTTGCAAAGGTCGCGGCACTCCCCCTTCCAATGCCCCACGCGAACTTCCACGCCGCTCCGTCCCACCGATATGTAAAGCCTGTATCACTTTCTAAAAACAAATCACTCGTTAGTGAGCCTGTGGTGGTCGCCTTGTCTGCTCTGGTACCTACTGTCAGAGCCGCAGCAGTTCCTGACTGTGAACGAATACTCGTTAGAATGGCCTGTGTAGCCACGCTCTGAGCTTCATAGGCCTGGGCCTGCGTAGCTATCCCTTGAGCGTCATCAATGTTGTAGTTATTCACAATGACACCCCACTGGTCGTGCCTTCTACCCTCACCCCATCCGGCCCGTCATCCCCGCCCGTACTTCTATGAGTCAAGTAAATAGAATGTGTTTTGGCCCCTCTCACGTTTAACTTCATCGTTGGAAGAATCTGGAAGCCTGTTCTGGTCGGCGTCATGGACTTTGAGACCGCATGGTTAGTCCTGTCACCATTCCTGAACATCTTGGCTGCTAATGTATAAGTCGTGTTATCGAACCTTCCCCCGATCTTCAGTCTCAGTGCCTGGCTTGCTTCATCAACAGAAAGACGTTCGCCCGACCACACTTCCCAGATGCTTCCCGTTCCCGAATTCCACGCATAGAACCTGACATTGGCGCCGTTCTCAGTAGCAAAGTAGAGTTCGTTCCCTACAGTCACCGTGGCGCAGATGTTGCCGATGATCAGTGTTGATAAATCAAGCGGCGTTGACCACTCTTCTGTCTGCACATTAAACGCGAGGATTGTCTGCCCGTGCGCGTAAACCACGAACTTGCCTTTAGCATCCCATCCCAGCACTACCGCTGATTGAATCCACGAGGCCATATCCTCTGAAACGCGGTCGCCGAACTCGGTATCAGGCTCAGGCGTATTATTTATTCGCGCAGGCTGTCCCGCATACGCATAAAGTCGTCCCCCTTCAGCAATGCACATATTGTGCTGTGCCGCTATGCCTGTTGATGACCACACGGTCTGGAGGTTCAGAGGGATGCGCCCACCTGTGTAGGTCAGGGCATGCATGGAGTTTTTGCATCCGACGAAACAGAAGCCATCTGAGGCGCGGGAAAGAACACCAACGGGGGGTTCAGGCAGAATCAGGAGATTGTCCGGTGGGTAACTCTCTGGAAAGAGTGGAAGTGAAACGGCAATAGCGGAACCCGGCGTTGTAGCAGTAACCCCTGAGGTGGTGTCCCCGTAACATCCGATGAGCGCAACGACATCCATGACTGCCACCGCAAAGACGGCAGCGGGTGGGGTGAAATCATCTATCGGGGCAAGGTCTTTGCCCACTAAATCTGTGGAGGAATATTCAAGCTCGTACGAGTTAGCAACACCGTCAACTGTAGTCAGGGAGGTGGTAGCAATCTCGATATATTGGTAATGTGGGCCAGTTGAGCCGAAGCCCCACGCGGGCAAATCTATCCCGATGCGGTCAATCCCGACGGATGCCGCATAGGTCAAATCTGCCGCGTCAATGGTGACTCTCACCTTGAACCCGTCCACCACTAAAACATTAGAAGCGGTAGAGGCCCTTGATCTTGCGCCAGTAGTCGAGCGCACGTAGTGAATTCTTGCGCTTGTCGTGCCTGAATTGATGGTTGAAGCGTTTGGGGTAGTAGCAATCACCGGAGCCGTGGGCACATTTAGTCCTGCCGTAACGGGTCCGGTCGTGCCCCCGAAATATGAACCCCCCTTGTAGAGCAGCAACTGAAACGCGGTTGATGCGCTGACAGCACGACTACCTCCATTGATAATCAGCAAGCCCTGTCCGATGAATCCCATCACTCGAGAGATTAAGCCGACAATAGACCCGATGCCGTTCTGGGTGTGATTTCCGAGTCCTGCCCACCCCCCATCGGGAGAGTTGAACATCACACGTCCCCCAACAATGGCAGCATTAATGAGTGGGCCTTTGTAGGCGGTAGCTTTGCTGTTTCCGCCAAACAATAAATTCTTAGAGCCGAACGCACACCTGCCCTCACCGACCACGCCTGAGCGGTTTCCATCGTACCCATTGAATTCTATGGTGGACAGGTTATCCATTAGCCCTCAGCACCTGCGTGTCGTGTCCCTGTGACCTACTAAGCCGCGCTAACGTGCCTGTTAGCGGTCTCGCGTTAGCCCAACCGCAATCGCAGACCTCCAGCGCCACAACGTCCCCGTGCCTGCGACTGTAGACCATCTGCTTGATGTTCGTCGGCGGCACCTCAATCTCCACGTCGTTCAACCTTGCCTTCTCAGGCTTGCAGTTACACTCCTCCTCGTCAGGTTGCTCAATAGCTTTAGCCGTGTCCCGGTAGCGTTTCCGCATATCCCTGTCGTGGTGCGTCGTGGCCGCTTCCTCATATTTGCCCTGCATGGCCATCGCATCGGCTAACTGGTTCTCTGCCAGTTCCCTTGCGGCAGCATCCTTGCCCCTTGCTGCTTCCAAGTTCCCTTTAGCGGTTTCCTCAAGTAGTGCCCCTCGCCCAACAAGTCTTTCGGCTTCCGTCAGGTTAGCCCTCGTGAATGAAGCGCGAAGCAGTTCCTGCGCCCGCTCATCCTCTGCTGTAGGCTTGTCCAGCAGCACCTTGACCGATGGATGCAAATTAGTCATCCGGCCCCTCCTGCTCCTTCTGCATTGCAAGACGAACCAGAGACTCAATGAGCATGGATTCCATCCTCACAGGAATATCTATCGTCCCGCCTGTAGTCACTGGCGTCCCGATGGCCTTGATGGTCACCGTTCCCGCTAGTGTTCCCGTTGCTCCAGCAATATCTGAAAAGTAGAGCTTCACGCCTTCGCGGGCAACGCCGAGATTTCCGGCAACAGCAAGCAACTTCAAGGTGGTGACATCCGGCATCCACTCCATCTGGTAGGGACTTGATGGGTGATAGAGTTCGGCTAGATGGAGAGCATCAGGAGCAAGTCCCTGTGTAAGCAAGGTGGATATATCTGCCTCGCCACTTGCTGCCGTCACAGTGAATGTTCTGGTCAGGGCGTCTGCCCACGTCTCGTCGTCAATAACCTCGGAGGTTAGTTGTGCGAGAGCTGCGGGCACCATCGTCTTTAAGCGAGGAACAATTGACGGGGAGACCTTAAGCCCCATCGCTTTAAGGCGTTCGTACGCGAGTAGTGCTAAAGTTTGCTCCGTCATCCTTCTACCGCCTGTGCCACTTGAACAGGTGAACTGACCTGCGCCCTCATCTCAATCCTCGCCAACTCCTCGCGGGCATCCCTGATTGCTTCCGCGTGAAGTCCCGCATCGCCCTCTTTAAGTAGATTCCCGAGTGCTATTCCGAAGACAATATCCTCATCCACCTCGGGGGCTTGGCAGGCGCTTGTCCTCGTCACGTTGGCTATCAAACACTTGGCGTCCGAACCCGTGTAGAAAAGCTGGCTCCCGTGCTCTATGTAGAACCCCGAAATAGAAGAACCCGAGGCGTCGTGGTTAATTCCATAAATGCCCCCGACGTTCTCCCTCCAGTTCTCTATGTCCGCCAACTCAAGATGCTCATCGAATTTCCCAGCCTTGAAAGTTCCTCCGCTCACATGCTGAATTACGACTTGTTCAATGGGCCCGAGGTGGTCAGGAATCTTTGCCCCGTGAACTATTGAACCTGAGTCGTTGAGGAACAGCGAACGATAGCCATCCCCCAGTGTGGAGGCACGGGCAACGCACACACGGGCATCTGCCGCAAGGACAGCCTTATCAATCTCGGTGTCAGAGCGCCGGTCGTCGGCTTGCCACGCCGGGACGCTTGCCAGCGTGGTCGTCCACGTAGAGGCTTGTCCGGCATTCAGTGCCTGAATAAGCCTTCCGCGCAGCACTGATAAGTCACAACGATTGATTGCCACTAATCACTCCTCGGCCAATCTGTTGACCCGTAACTGCGTCCCTCGTTGAACGCTTCCTTGAATATGACTCCCTGATTCCTTGAGATGTTGACCCACTTCTTAAACCTTTCATCCTGCTTCACTAAATCAATGGTTAAGATTCGCTCCATCCTTTGAGCGCGGGCCATCCACTCGGGAGAGGTATCATTGACCATTGCCAGACAATCCAGAGTTACCTCGTCAAATAAAAGTGGAATGAAGATTCCTGCGAGTTCAACGTCATCCGTTAGGCTTGAAATCGTCACATCCCCCGTCTCGTAGAGAATCCGAAACTCCCTCTGGGTAACGTCACTATTCAAGACCATCCTCGTGGGAGTGCCGTAAAAGGCCACTGCTGGCCTGTTCGTGGAGTTCCAGCCCGCGTAATCAACTATCTCTTCTTCTTCCCACTCGCCATCAGAGCCTTGCAAGCGTGACTCGACTCTGACCGGAATCGAATATGAATCAAGATTGAGCGCGACATCCTGAGAACTGAACGTCTTCACCGGAGACAGACGCGCTCTCCAGTTATTTGAAGACAGTTGCATATCAAGGAGTCGACCATTGACCTTGCGGTTAAGGGACTCAATGATGGACTGATACGGTAGACGGGCTTCAGAGGGCTTGCCCAGATACCGTATCGCCTGTCTCACAATATCCGCCGATGTGGCCATCAGTCCTCTTTCTTGCCCTTCGGCTTCGCCAATTGCTCGATAGTTGCCGTCAAGCGATTAACGGTCTCTTCCAACTGTGCCACCCTGGTGTCTTCACCCTTGTTGGCCTCGCGCTCAAGGAAGATTGCGAGTGCGGTCTCAAGCTGCGGATTGATTGTAGGCGCAACGGGAGCAACAGGAGTCTGGTCTTTCGGCCTCACTGTCGGCACAGAGCGATTAAGGCTCTCAGCCAGCATCCGGTCTCTACCATCTGCCCTTGCTTTACCCTTACCGCCACTCGCCTTCTGGTGAATCTCCTCGTCCGTTTCATCCAAAGTGATAGAAGCGAAGTCCTGCGCCTGCCCAGCGCCTTCCAGCAGTTGAGCGCGCACACTCTCTGCGAGATCGGCACACGACATTGATTGACCGTTTATCCTTGCAAGTTCACCTTGAGGCCACTCTGTCTCAGCAATGTTGATAGGACTAACAGCTTGGAGATACTCGATCATCTCTGGGAGTGGGAGGGGTTTGGGAAGGACAGCGCGGAGGATGCCTGAGACCACTTTCGCGTCAAGCCCGGTGAGTGCATTGAAGATCGTGAACCCCCACGGGTTATTGTTGGAGTAAGCGTGGCGAATCTCCTCGGCACAGGCATACGCTGTCTTCTCGTGGACTTCTAACTGGGCATCACTTGGAGCACCAAACCCCACACTCGGATTAGACGGCATTCCTCCAGTGTCGTCCCCTCGCAGAACCTTGTACTCACGATTGCGGAAGGGTGTCATCGCCATGCGCTTGATGACCCGAACACCATCGGGCAGAACGATGCGGTCTGAGATGTTGATGTCGAATGCGGGACTCATGCCCCAACGTGTGGCGGATAGATTCCTGTACTCCTGAAGCTGCCTGCCCTCTCCAAACTCCTGAAAGTCCATGACCTCAGTTGTGCCTTCGTAACTCACAATTTCTCCTTTAGATTTCCCGGTAAACTTCCGGCGTAATGTAGTCAGTGGTCAGTGCACGACCCACTGGCGCGTTGTCTTCGTCAATCTGTTTCTGCAACTCTCTGTCGGTTTCCCTGTCTCTTTCGGCCTGTGTGTTGATGCACACCTGAAGATGCTCAATCGTATCTCGCCCCGGCGACCTGTAATTCCCCTGCAAGTCTTCAACCTCGTAGTAGAAGGTGTAACGACCTCGGGGGTGGGCTTCACGTTCCACCGGACTGAGCCTTGACGGGTCAGTGAATCTTTCAGCGATCCACCGAGGAGTACCGACCTCAACCACTTTCTCTCTGACTGCCCAGATACTGTTCACAAGTGTGGGCGCCATGACAGTCTTGGTCTTTCCGGGTATCCAGTATTTGAGTCCCCACGTGCCGTCAGACTTTCGCTCTCTCTCGTTGCCGCCCCACACGATCTTGACGTTGGGTTCATTAAACCTGTTAAGCCCGAAGGTCTTGGTCAGTTCTTCCTGCACCCAACTATCAAGGGGAGGAGGAATGGAGTAGTCCTCTTGGGGACGATCTATCGTTTTCTCTCTCATAAAGTCTTGAGGAGTGGGGGTGCGCAGGCCACCCCCCTTTTTCAGCTAATGCATTCTCCTCGTCCTGATTACAAGCCCGACGGAATCGCCAGTGCTTTGATAAGCGCCAGTGAGTTCGGTTGCGGACTTCCTATGTCGCCCTTAAAGCTGAAGTAGAACAACACGCTGTCGGCATGAATCCCAGTCCCGGGCTTCATGAACAACGTCTGTCCGCCACGATTCAACAGTCCCGGCTCCCTCACGACGAAGCGTTGCAGTCCGCCCGGAGTGATGAAGTAGATACGGTCACGGGGGCAGTCAACATCCGTCTTCCACGGGATGCCGTTGTGCGCGACGTTCGGGAACCCAAGGTCGAGCTTGTTGTTCCCCGAAGCATTGACGTTTCGCGTCAGTGAATAACCGAGTGAACGGTAAGCCTGTTGCTGTGCTGGATGACTGATCATGTACATCTGGCCGCCAACCTCACTGGACGAGGTGATCTCCATCTTGGTCAGCAGCACGTCAATGAGGGAGGTGGAGAGTGCGCCACTGGAGGCATCCGTCACCGTTGCCCTCAAGGAAGGATAGGTGGTGCGCCCGTTGGTCAGTCCCTGGTAGGTACCGGTAGCATCGTCAACGTGATAGGCGAGGCCGTGAATGTCCCGACCGTAACTACCTTCATAGGTCACGATGTCGCCCACCACGGCATCCGTGGGAACCGAGTCGAAGGTTACAACCCCGGTGGCGACGTTGACCGCCGTAACTGTGGAAACACTCGCACCCGTGACGTGTGCCACGCCTGCCGTGGTGTAGAAGTTCATGCGGGCGCCAACTAAGAATTGGCGTGCGCCACGAGCGTCACCGTTCATCGTTGCGGTACCGGCAGCACCTGTGGTGATTGCGGAGACGATGCCTTTGGCACCTGAACCATCCTGATAGCACTGTTGATTGATCTCTTTCTTGAAGCTCTGCGCCATCCTCTTCGTGGTACCCGAAAGGAGGTTGCCGATGGTGTTGCTATCTTGCAGGTCGAGGACATCACCCGTGACGGCGCCTGTTTTCCACTTGCGACGAATAGGGACTCTCATCTCTACGTCGGTCGGTGCGCCTGGAAGAGGAAGGTAAGCACCCTCATCGAGAGAGGCGTTGGAGGCATCGGGGGCAACATACGCTGTAATGCGTGCGCCGCCTGCGCGGGGATTGTTTTTCTGTGAGCGCCCGTCCATCAGAAGATCAAGGAGAACTGCTTTCTCCTGGAACATCTTTCTGGTTTCGGGCTGAACATACTCAATGAACCAACTGTTCAGAGTAGTGGTGGTAACTTCAGCCATTTTAGAATCTCCCTATTGGGAGACGCCCTGCCTTGCTAGAATGTCATCGAACACCTGTGCTGCTCTTGATTCATCAAAAGCCGGGGTGGTGTCCTGTTTCACAGCAAAGGCAGCCGCACCCGAATTACCGGGCACAACTGTGGGTGTCTCGTTGTTTAAGTTCTGGGTCTGGAGATTCCTACTCTGGGCACGACGACCTGTGAATATCTGTATCTGTCTGGCAGCCTCGCGCTCAATCCTCGCTTGAAGTTTGAGCATGTGTTTTTTAGCCACAAGAGAGTTCTGGCTTCTGATTCCTGCCTCAGTCTCGTCCACGATTGACTTATTGTTGGGGTCTCGGTAGACCTTTTGATAGGCTCTCTCGTAGACGGCTTCAGCTATCTCCTGCTTGGCAGATATTTCTTCGGGTGTGTCGTTGGGTAGAACCTTCAGCCCCGCATCTTCAAACAACTTACCGAGCGGACTCATGGCTTCCGTGATGATCTCCTGACCAAACTTCTCTACCTTTTCCGCCTGCTGTTGCTCGAGCATTTCACCGAACTTGTTGGCTTTGGATTCCACCTCTGGAAACTTACCCATCAGTTCGTCGTAAGCTTTGAGCTTGGCTTCGTCTTCAGGTGAGCGCCGGTACTCAGTCTCATCGTCGGTAAAGGGCTCACTTTCAGGTACTGCGGGCTTCTCTAAAGCCTGCTGCACCATCTCGAACGTCACACCTTTGCCGAACTTCTGTTCAAGCGTGGCGTCAAGTAGAACCTGGCCGAGTTGCTGGTAAGCGTCAGGATTGAGTGAGTGAATCTTCTGGGCGAGTCTCGCCGCATCGGGTGAACCGGAAACAAGGTCTTCCGTTATTTCACGGGTGGCATTGAAGACGGCCTCGCCGCCCATCTGCTCCACCTGCATGAAATACTTTCTACCCAGTTGTTTGTTGTACGGGATGCGAGTTTGTTCGTCACCGAATTCACTGCCTTCAATCCACTCCTGCTCATCAACGGACGCTGGCTCACTGGCTACCACCGTCTCAGTGCTTTGGTCAGTTGATTCGTTGGAGTTCACCACGGCCTCGTCGACCGTGATTTGAGCTGATTCGCTTGGGGCTGCTGGCTGCTCCGTGCCTACTCCCAGTTGTGATTCATCAGTCATAATGTGCCTCTCTGCCCATATAGCGGGACAGGGTCGCTTCAATGGGCACAGTTTAGCACAGGTTTAACATTGTTGAACACCAAATCTTTACATTTATAGGGAATTATTTAGGGCAGGGATTAGCCTATAGGGGTAGGTAACGCCGGAGCAATCTGTTCCTTCATCGCCATAGCTTGCTCAGGTGCAATAGAACCATCAGCTACACCACCAATGAGGGCTTCATGCTCACGGTCTCTCTCTGTGAGCATCTGCTGGCCTGTGGCTTCCAGCACAGCCCGTTCCTGCTGCTGTGCCTCTTGAGCCTTCTGAGCATCAATCTCGGGCTGCATGGTCTTCATCTCTTCCTGTTTCATCAACTGCGCCTGCTCCGTCTTGGCAGAGATGTGACGCATGGCACAGGTGGAGATAATTGCTCTGGCGAATGGTGTGGCCTCTCTGCCCGCTGAGGTCTTTAGGTAGGTAGTGTAAGCGTCAATGTACTGGTCGTGCCTGTCCCACAAGATGTCAACACAGTCATTCGGCTTCTCAGGTATCAGGTCTGATTTCTCAAGCGCAAGCTGTACCATTGAAATAGCAGGTGTACCGTCCACCTCGTAGACATTTACACCGGATTCTTTCTCGAGGAAGTTAGCGACCTCTTTGAGCCGTTCTAATCGAATCTGCGCCTCAACCTTGTCGGATGAGTAGTCCTCGATATTCAAGTCACGGCCATAGAGGTCTCCGGCTTTCTTCAGCACTTGTTTAATTAACTGCGGGTCAGTTCCTACCAGTGGAAGAACAATTCTCAGGTATGCGTCAAAGTCCACTCGCGCTCTGGTTTCAGATTGTGGTGCCCACGATCCCGGCACGGCCTCAATCCTGAAATCCCTGCGAATGTTGCTTTCTCTAAACCACCTACCTGCGTCCCCACCAACCTTATGGTCGAAGGACTTGTACATCTCTTCAGGCCAGTTCTGCTGCCTCAACTCTAATATCTGATAAGCCTGTTCAACCTGCATCTCTGCAATTAACTGGAGTGGTGGACCCACTCTAGTATTACTGTTCTCCTGCGCCGCCATGACTCCTGTAGCCGTGCTGAGGCTCTTAATGTCGGGGGCATTACCAGTGCTGGACAGGCTGTTTGCTCCCGATAAATTAAGCATGGAGTTAGAGAGGACTTCATCAAGGCTGTAAGCCTCGGGCACACCGTTTGTACCCTGAACGCGGGCAACGGCAGCATTCAATGGGGCTTCGTCGGGGATATTGACCACGGGCACCATCGCGCCTGGCTTGTTGGGCAGTTTCCCACCTTCCAGCCACGCCGCACGGAAAAGGGTTTGGCTTACACTGTCCCTCATCACAGAAGCGAACTGTAAGCTCCGTAGTTCATTACGTTGCTCCTGAAGTGGCACAAGATGATTCAGCCCTATGCCGTGGAACCCATCTGTCTGTAGATAGCAAGTATGAACCCAGTGTCTCGCCTTATCCTGTGGATAAATATCTAACACGACGTTCCCGACAGAGCAGAAGTACAGACCCTCCTTGAAACTTCCTCTCTTGGTCTTGAGGTCAATTAACTTGGTACCTTTGGGAATCTCTGTCCCGTCAGGTAACTTAGCGTTCTCTTCAAACATATAGGAGTTATACAAACAGGGATCGAGCCACACTTCCTTGAAATGTAAAAGTTCAAACTGCTCACCACCCGCTGCCTTCTCGGGCGTTTCTACCGTCCCGATCTCGCCCGTGCCCTGAGAGGCATCCTTAGTATCTTTCTGCCACTGAAGTCGCATCGGCACTGCTGTAGATGGGATGTCGTCACGCTTGAATATCGTCTCAAGTATGCCGCGCATGATGAGGCGATCACGAGACAGATACGGGGAATCCTTGACGGTGAAAGCGTAGTTGCTCGCCTTCATCTCTAAGGGGTCGGGGGATTCACAGAACACATCTCCCGCAGGGACTTCCTTGTAGCCTGTTATCACCGAAGTCTCGAAGGCTTCAGTCTCAACTACATTAACTTTCTCGTAGCCACATTCGGGACATGGGAATTCGTTGGCGTCAATCGCACCCTTAACTTCAGGTGTCAGTTTGCCTTCATGGTCACAATCTGGACATTCATAAATAGAATTCGACGGCTCAACCATCTTCTGCTCTGAGACGGGAACCTTGACCTCAGTTCCTTCTACGTTCCTTGAGAAATAAGTGTGCCTATACGCTTCACCGGCAAGAAGTAGATGCTTACCTTCTCTCTGCATGAAAGACGCTTTTAACATCTCCCGCTGCACGTCCTCATAGAGTGCTTTCGCATATCTTGCAGCTTCAGTCTTATCAACTCTCTCTTCAGACCTCGCCAGCACATCAATCTCAGGACGACTCTTAACTATCGTGGCGAGGTTAGTATCAACGTGGAATGAGAGTTGGGGATCAACGTACAGTGGTGCATCTTTACCTCGACGCTTCCACACCAATGGTTCGTTGGCCTTGCGTGAGAAACTGCCTATCTGATCACCAACGTAGAACTTCCTGAGCTTAACGACCATCCTGAGGCGGTCCATCTCGGACTCGGGGTCAATGTTGTCTATATGCCGTCCGGTATTGAGTAAGAACTGTGGGAGAGGTACGAACTGCTTTTGAGGTTTTAGTGCGGAATTAGGTTCTACAGGGACAAGTGACCCTCTCGCAAGCGGAGAAGGGGCGACGTTGACATTCTGTTCGTAGTTAGTGCTCAAGCTCTGCGCCTAGCCTCTTCTCTCAACTCGGCCTTCTTGTCTTCGCTCAGCCCCGACATGAAATACTCTCTCTCCTCCACTTCCTCTTCCTCATGGATAGCCGCATGAATCGGAGGAACAAGTGAGATTGCCTGCTCCTGCCTGCTACTCTTCACCTCTGCCGTCTCATGCAGTGGTGTGAATCCATGCCTAGCGAGGGTCTTGGTCAATAGTGCCTGATTATCTTCAAGCAACCTCGCGTTCTCCCCGACGAGTATCTGGTGACGACCCCACAGGTAGGCCGCTATGCCTAAGAGAATGAAATTTGAGATTATGAGAAAGGTCATTGATGGCTAGGGGCGGCGCAAGAGTGTGTGCCCGCCTTACGCTACCACCTCCACTGGTGGCAGACCGCCCCGCCTCTTACGTTTCGTCTTCCGCTTTCCACTGAGCCTCAGCAGCCTTGCGGCGTGCCGCGCTCCTGGACTTGTCCACCGGGCCGATCAACGCTTCACCCTCGGGCGTGCGAATCTGGTCAACGGTAGTGACATCACCCTGAATGGTGAACCGTCCGCCGTCCTTCAAGCGAACTTCTCGCCCATCGAAGGGACTTGCCAGTTGAAGTGGATTAAGTTGGATTGACTTTGCGAGGCGAGCATCGTCCATCGCTTCGGGACGCTGACCGATATACTGCTCGTGCGCTCCGTTGTCCTGAACCCACCAATAGCCCGAATCACTAATACGAGTGGCGAGTGAGTTCTCGTTAGCAGTGAACTCTGCCTCACGCGCCGCTTCCTTTGCCGCTTTCTGCTCTTCGGTCTGTCCCACGACAGCACCAATTACAGGAGTGCCCTGAACTACGACGGGGACGGATGCCCCGACGGTTTCCGCCTGGGTCGCGGGTTGTTTACTTGCCGATCTTGCTTTATTAGTCATTATCTTCTCCTCAAATCGTGCCCCCACGATTCGGTTAGTTGAAAGGATGCTGTTAAACAGCGTTAAACATCAAGGGCATATTAGCACAATTCCCTGAGAATCAAGAACAATTATCTGCGTGTGAGACTCTGTTCCAGATAGAACCTTTCCTCTTCCTCATCATCGGACGGCGCAAACTCCTGCGACCAGAAATCGTGTGCTTCCACTGCCCTGTGTTTAGTCTCACTTTCGGGCATCTGTTTGATAGTCTCGATCTTTATCTTCTTGGGTAACAATTCCTCTAAAGCTTCCTGCTCGGTCAGAGGCAACGTGTTCGGCCAGTAGTCGGCGGCAGCAGCCCTCACGGTATCCATCGCGTCATTAAACAACGCATAAGGGACTAGGGCTGTAAGGGTGGGTTCGCCGGATTTCAAGGTTGCCCAGTGATAGGCGGGAGCTTCAGCACGGTGCCTCACTAGTCCTGCATCATTCTTTGCATACCCCACCTGATCGTCATCAACAACGTAATAGAGATGGGGATGCCCCATGATTACAGGATTAAACGGGTGTGGCTTATCAGTTTCCACAAGTTCAAGAGCATTCCTCAGTTGTGCAATACCTCTCGTCTTACCTGTCTTCCACGCCTGAAAGTTCAGCTTATGCTCTCTCTGGTAGGCAATGCGTTCACTGGATGCCTCGTGCGACATCAGCATTCTGCTTGCACGGGACAGCTCACCACGCGGCTTCATCAGCTTATTTATCGTGTTGGCTACCTCACGAACGGTCTGATCCCATACAGTCAGTCCGCGATAGAGGAACACTGCTCCGGCCATTGAGACACCCTTGACTGTGGGGGATTTAGCGGGAGCGGTGGCAAACCAACTGGTTACGCAAGGGTGCTCAGGAGTTGTGCCCCAATCCTGATAGACGCTGATCGGCCACGTATCGGGGATATATCTGGTGCCGAATATTCTTTCAAACTGACTCCAGCTTATTACATGAACATCCTCATCCCACATAGAGAGAATGTCGCCGCGTTCCTTGATCTGCCAATCACCCTTGAGTAATTGTTCGCGGGTTACTGCGTCCAACTCTGAGAGTGAGCGCCTGTACTCCGCACGATCTAAATGCGGATTATCATCCAATGTGGCAGGAACAAACGCTCTCCTGGTCGGATTCCCCTCATCATCCTCCCCTACCTTCCACCTGACAACATTCTCTCTCGCCATTTCAGGGCTGAAACCCTCGGGGATAAACCTTGAATTGACCCAATCAGCGCCCACACCGCCGGGGTTACTTGCGCTCCTCATCCTCAGAGGCACGTCTACACCCTCTAAACGTCTCAGACGAGAGAAAAGATAAGTGTAGGCAGACTCTTTGAACTGTGTGAGTTCATCGAACCCAATAAACTGATACTCCGCGCCCTGATAGTTGTATTTATCGTTCTCGGTGTCTATGTAGCCGAAAGTAAGAGACGCGCCGCTCGGAAACGTCCATTGCTTCTTTTGTTCGTTCCACGCCGCACCTGAGCCTCTTAACCACTGATGAGCGCGATCCATCAATGCTCCGGGCTTGGAGAGGTCAGCGTATGTACGTCTGAGGAGTAGTGCAGCGTAACCTTTGAGGTGGACGTACTCGAGTGCAGCCATCAGGAGGCATGAAGATTTACCACCACCTGCTGCGCCTCCGTAGAACACTTCTCGTTCGGTGTCGAGAGAGAGGAATAGGGCTTGGCGGTCTGTGGGTTCCTGTGGGGATTCCCACCTTGATTGCTTAATGGACGGCTTCTGCTTGAGGCGTTTCAGCATCTCCAGCTTCGCTTCCACCGGCAATTCTCGCCAACTCCCGTTCGATTTGATTGTCAAGTTCTGTGACACTTACACTCACCTTGTCCGACATTCCGCGTCTGGTCTTCTCGTACCAGATAATTGCGGCAATATTGCCCTTTTTGCATTGTTGGAAGAGTTGATTGCTGACTTCGCTACAGGCATTAGCTTTGCCTCTTTTTATTGCCTCGCTATAAACGCTATCTTGCGCCTTGTATTTGCGGAGCGTGCTTTCGCCAATCCCAAGTGATAGCGCAATCTCTTCCTGCGTTAGCCCGAGGCCAGCAAGCCTTTCGACTTCCTTAACGTCTATCTCAGCTTTCGGTCTGCCCATTAGAACCTCTGCCCCGCTAAGATAGCCCCTACCACACAGGCCACGCCAAGCCAGCCCAAACTCACCTTGCTACTTGCCACGTTAAATCCTGCAAGGATAAGCAGCACTAATGCTGCCACGAGTAATATCATTGACAATGTCATAGTTCTTCCTCCCTGATGTTCCACTGAGTTACTAACTTATCTAGTTCAGCTTGAGCTTTCCGCTCCTGCTCCTCCTGATACGATGCACCGAACGCTGGAAGGTTCTTTTGCTGCTCTTTCCAGTGCTCGACCCTTTGCTTTACTTCTCGAGCAGCACGGACATGGAAGGTACGTTGCTGTGCTTCACTTGCCCGTGATGAGTCGAATCTTGACCTCTCTGCTATTTCCTGCGCCTTCTCACGCTTTCGCCTTTCCTGCATCTCATGCAAGTCCTTGTCGCCGATGGTAATGGCATAATAAAGTGCAGCCCGCCGAGGGTTGATCTCCATCAGCCTGTCCACGTCAAGATTGTGCGCGGCCTCATTGAACTCCGCGCCCAGCGCGTCAAGCTCTTTCCTCAGCTCCTCCAGCTTTTGATGCAGTTCCGTTATCTCCACTATTTATCCTTTCGGGGTGCGCCCCTCTTCTCTTCTCGCTTGTAAGTATTAACTCCGACACCGACGAATCCCGGTGCCGTCTTGGCGACACCTGTCAGACCTTCTTCCTGAAATGCCTTATACAAGTCATTAAGGTACAAGGGGGTGACTAACTCTATCGCTTCTTTGCCCATTGAGGTTTTCTCGCCCACGGCATTCTTACCCTGTGCGACGTTTAAGACACTGGCGGGAATAGGCGCCAGCTTGTATCTCAGGAACCGCTTGAGATTATCTTCCGCAGTTTTACCGAACCCATCGTCTTTACCTTGAGTCCAGTTCTGCGCGTTCTTAAACAGCCTTGCGGCCAGAGTCACATACTGTCCCTGCCCAAACGCCAGATCGTATCTGGTGTTCCCCATCCGCAACTTCATAAACTCGGACTCTTCCGGGTCAGTCGTGACTTGTTGATTGAATCCGTGCTTGAGAAGCAGACCAACTGTAGCAATGGTGCCGAAGTATTGAACAGCCTGCCTCATTGCCGTCCTCCTTGCTCCCTGTGGCAATCTTGCATACACCCTCGGGTCAAAGATTTGAACCTTACTTGCTGCATACTTTGGAGCGAAGAACAGGGCGTTGAGGATTGGTGAAGCGTTATTCAGTGCACCCTTGCCTAAGTTCCCTCTCCCCGTTCCGATGTTCACGAAGTTGGCGATTGTCTTGTAGTCCTCAGTTGAGAGCTTCTTTCCACCCTTTAGTGCCGCATCATCAGCCTGCGCCTTTAACTGCTTGAACCATGACACCCTCGCCGTGTCAATGAAGGTCGTGTAAGCCCTCTCGGACTGTTTGACTCCCGGCAACTTGCCCGCAATCTTCGACATGAATGCTTCTTCGCGGGCACTCAAGGCTCCACTCTTCGGTGTAGTAGTGAGTTCAAGCCCTGCCCTCTGCATCACGGGGTAATCAGGGTCGCTCATCAGTTCATCAACATACTTATCGAAGTTCTTCTCCCGCATTGCTTTTAGTTGCTTGCCGAAGAATAGCTTTGTTCCCTGACCGGGATGAGTCACTGCCCACATTGCGCCTTGACGTAAAGCAGATAGGTCAACAGAGGATTTCAGGGTCTTGGGAATATTGAGCACATCGCCCGCAACACGTTTTACTTTCTGGCCGCGGGTGAGAGTCAAGTCCTCAAACCTTCTGGCTAACTCAGCACTCGCCGTCCTCGCATCCTTCCTAGCCTGAACTCTCTGCTCAACTAGCTTCTCAACTTCAACGTCGGGCAAATCTTTGCCTTTAGTCACGCCCCGGCGTTCACTAGCCTTTCTTAACTCCTTACGCGTCGCGTCATATTGCCGATAGCTTTCACGATAAATAGCCTGCAACTTCGGCTTAATCTCGTCCCCGAACTCTCCCACCATGTCCTGTGACCACTTGGCGAAAGTTACGCCTTTCTGGGCTAACTTACTCGCACCAATAATGGCGTAGTCAGCAATGTCCAGTGGGATTGTTGAAGCGCCAACTTGTCCACCTTTACCCACACCGATGCGTGCAGCCAATCTAGCCCGTGCATCACTCTCAGCCTTAGCAAGTCGCTCCTGTAGGGTCTCCAGCTTCGGACGGGGTGCGCGAGTCGTTGCCCTCATGCTGAGTTCAGCAATCTGCTTCTCTAACGTGGAAACCTTCGCTTCTGCTTCACGGACTTTAGTCGCAGTCTCGGTCAACACCTTAGCCTGATCGGGGGCTAGTGTTTGACCCGACTTCATCTGCCTCTGTGCAGTGAGTAATATTCCCTCGGGGGATAGGCGGGAAATGATACTTGCTGCCTGTACAGCCTGCCCTGCCTCAGTGAGCTTCCTTGAAAGATGGTCTGCAACTTCAGCGGCCCGCTTGATGTCGGTTTTCTGGAGTGTCCTGAGAAGCTCCACTCCTGTAGCAGTATCTTCTGCCGTCAACTCCCTCTTGATAATCAAATCTGAAATGGAACGGTCAACACCCTTCTCTTTAATTGCAGCCTGAGCCTTCTCTAGCGTCTCCCTGTTCGTTAGAACGTCATAGGTAGTATCTGAGCCTTTGGGGAGTCCTGCTGCTTCCAGATTCTTTGGTGTGGCACGTTGCCCCATTCTGATAGGGACCACAGGCGCGTCAGGCGCTTTCTCCCTCACTGGAATTGCACGTTGATTACCCGCACCCGTTCCGGTTGGTTTCTGTATCACGTGCTCCACACTTTGAGCGTCAACTACCTTGACCTTTCCCTGCGGAACTCCAGCCTGATTAGGCGCTTCAACAACCTCACCAAAATCCCTGTGCTGAAACTTCTTCTTTCCTACTGGTAGCAGTGCGCCCTCGACAAACGATTCCACCGGGTTCTTATCACTACCGGACACTTTGTCTGTAATAACATTTGTCGCCCCGCCCATTCCTCTTGCTGTCAGTTGGCGCGTAACTGCTCCGGCGCTGTTGAGGGCGGCGCCCGCACCACGAGACACGCCCGAGGGAACGCCCATCGTCATCCCTGCTTTAACCGCCTCACTTTTCCCCTTCTGTAAGTTCTCGGCCATTGCTACTACTGGAGCGGCAGGATTCATGTAGCGAGGTGCCGACCCTATTGCGCCCGTGATGCCCCGAACAATTCTCCCTGTGGCCGTCTTCTCCTGTGGGATGGCAGCAGAAGCGTTTTCAATAATTTGAGCATCCCTTGCAGAGTCTTTCGGGTCGCGCACAAAGCCCTGTACATTGTTGAGAAGGCTCGCCCCTCCGATAGCAGCGTCACCCAATCCTTTAGCAATCGGACCATTGCCTTCCGACATCCCGAATTTTTGCGCCACCTCCTGAGCAACAGCACGGCCTTGAGCGACCTTTTCGTCTGAAGACTTAACTTCCCCACGCATTGCCGCTATCTCAGCCTGTGCTGCCCCTACTCCACCCTTTGAGTAAGCATTGATAATGCGTATGTCCGCAGACGTGGGCTGAACCTCAAAGCTGTAAGACTTGGATTCCGGGTCATATCCGCGCTTCAACTCTTCAAGACCAATCTCAGGTGTGACGAGGTTGCGCCCTGTCTCCGCTCGATACCGTCTGCCGACTTCGCCGGCACCCATTGCATCAAGCAAGGCGTCCGCCATCTCATTAGCGTTCGGGTATGAGTGATTACCAGCCGTCTTGACTGTAGCCTTGACGAGCTTGCCACCACGCAGCGGCGATGACTCAGGCACTTCCTGCATATTGGCTCCGGCGATACGTGCACCACCGGCGGCCACCCGAGCAGCGAAGGGGAGGTCGGACGCCTCAAAGGGTTTGAACTCTATCGGAGGAACTGCACCCTCTAACGGCATATCGAATGCCGCATCGTCTTCACGGACAGTTGACGTTACTCGGGGTTCTATCGGAGGAACCGAACTCTTGGTACTTATCAACTCATCTAGGACCGCATCAATGTCGTCGGCAGGGGCGGGTGCTTCACCGAGCGTCGTGCCTATCGCGTACCTTTGCTTGGTTGAGCTACTTGGAAGTCCCACATGAATGTGCGGGCCCGTTGATGCAACTTTCCCTGTCTTACTACGTGCCGGACCACCGAAGGCATTAAACGGAATGTTGTTCTGGCGAAGATAGTTTAATAACTCCTGACCTTCGGGCGTTGTGGGATTAAGTGCCACGTCAGCAGCGTTGCGGTGATCCCACCCCTGTGAGTTATGAATATTCCCCTGTCCCTGATTTCTAACGGGCAAATCCCTGCCCGTCTTCGTACGGTAGAAGTCTTTAATCTTGTTGATGTCAGCGACAGACCACGAACTATTAGCGGGCACGAACTTTTCACGGCCCACAGGCCGAGCGGGCTTTCGCTTGGCAGTCACAAGTGAATTAAGAATGTCGTCTATTTCGTCTGGCATAGCCTTGCACCGTTCTCATTTTCGACGTAGCATGTCCGCACCATGTGGACTTGCTCCAAATGCAACCAAGCAATTCAAGATGATTACAGTATCTGCTGGAATTGCGGACTAAGAAATTTACAGCGTCCTAGAAGCAAAGAAGATATAGCCAAAGGGACTCCCACATTTGGCTCCTTTGATGAATTAGCGCCCACTCCTCCGAAACCCAAACAAAGCCTACGTGAATATGTTGGGGGCACTGTTTTTGACAGCATAGTTGCCGTCATATTCGCCGCAATCATTATTCCGCTCCTCCGAACTTTCGTTTATCCATACGAACCTTATGTCTCAATCAGTTTAGTTATCGCAGTCGCCGCATTTATCATATGGCGCGTTTTCAAGCGTGACCCCCTTGACGGAAGAGGTATAGACTTATCGAAGTAAACCTACAACCATCCTTTGATTTTTGCCCGTCTTACGGCCTCATCAGCCTTGCCCCTATCATTTGGAAACTTCGCCCGTATCTCATTCTCTGAAAGTTTGATCGCTGGCATAATAGCTCTCTGAGCAGTACGAGGCTTCATCTTCACCTGCCTGCTGCCTTTCATCGCCACTACACCGCCAACCTTCACCGCTGGAGTTTCCTGCACCTCTACCACATCACCGAGGTTCGCCGCGTCGTCCCTATACTCGTCGGCTATTCTGTTGAACTCGGCGGCAGCTTCCGGAGTCCTGGCTGAGGCAGCACGGGCACGAAATGTTCTTTCCTTGTCGAGCAACCTTTGAGCAGCCGCGCTCGCCTTTGATGTGACTACCGGGGGGACTCCCGTAGACGTTCCCGCTGACCCCTCCCGCCTGATGTTATTGGACTCCCGGCGAATATCATTCGACTCCCTACGAAGCTCTATACCGGCAACCCCCAATTCCTTTTGCTGTTCAAGTCTCCGCTCCCCGATGTCCTGCTGCCACTTCAAATAGTCCTCGCGGGTCTTTGTCGTGCGGTCTCCATTCTCCTTACGCCACTCCAGCCAATCTTCGTAGCTATCAGCCCTACGGTCCCCATTTGCCTGACGCCACCCGTCAAAATCCTTCTTCTGCTCAAACTTGTCGCGCTCTAAGATTGGTTTAGCTAAAATGCCGGGAATCCGGGCAAGTCGCTCGTCGTTGCGCGACATATCACCCTCAATGGCAATCACCTGTTTCTGCGCTTCAATCGCCCGCTGATAATCAGTTTCAGCCTGCGCGACATTCACGTCCTTCCTCGCCTGCCCTTCGATTCCCGGCACAGCAGCACCTACTATTCCTGACCCTGCCACGTTGCCTATGATTCTCGCTGCCGCGCTCTCGCCACGCTCCAGTGGCCTGCTATTCACATGCCCGAGATTCCTCAGGATGGTTGCCAGTGCCGCTTTCCAGCGGGGCACATCTTCCACAGGAGCGTTCCTACGATTAGCAGCCACTTCCCCGAGTCTCCCGATCTCATCCATCTGGCTCCACTCGCGTTCCTGCTGGACGAGTGGAGGCACTTCAAGAGGTGGGACTATTGGCCTCTGGGGGATGTCCGTGTTGATTTCTATAGGACCTGGCTCTATCGGAGCAGGTGCAGCCACAGGTCGTCGCCTGCGTGGTAAAGGAATCCTCCGACGATCGCTTATTAAGTTTCCAAGCATACTACCTCCCTTACGCCGCTGCTGCGTCTTCTTCGCGTATCGGCACAAGGCCAACACCGCTGAGAGTGTCATAGACCAGTTTCATGTCCTCTTCGGGGTCTCCCTGATATTCGCCGCCTTCCCCGAAATAGTTCAGTAATCGTGTTGCCGCTTCTTCTACTCTCATCTTTTCTCCTTTAACTGTTCACCCTCTAGAAACTCCACTCTTTCCCACTCATGTCCCCTACCATTCTCTTGTATCCCAAATATTTCCCCAACCCTTTCATCCACATACTCATCACTTGCTACTCTGTGAACCAAAATACTTGGACGATCTGTGATGGTCGTGATGGTAATTTGGTGGATGTCGGTCATTTCGGATAATTGGCCTCACCCGCAACCTGTCTCAATATCCGTTCCTCTTCCGCACTGAACCATCCCCTCTGGATTGCCCTATTAAGCAGTTCTTTCTGGACTATTCCGCGATTGCCATAAAACTTGTGGTCTGCTTCCAACGAGGCTTCCAGCACATCCAACCTTTTAATCACCTCATCCTGTTTGTGCCTCACGTCCTGCTGCTCACGGATAATCGCGCTATCAAGTGAAGCGCCGCGCTTTTCAATCTGAGACTGTGACCACAGGCTATAAGCCAGAAGTGCTACGAGGACACCACCAAGCACTATCGGCACAATTAGAATGAGCCTCAACATCGAATCTGAGATATAACGATTATCTCTCATGCCAGTGCCGCCTTTATCCGCACCATTACATCATCGAGTAATCTCACTGCATCCGTGTCCTTCAAATAACAATCGTTTCTAGTAATCCTGTTTCCTTTCAAGTCCTGCATCTGCTCATACAGTCCCTCGTGGCCGGTATAGATAAGTATGTCGGCAATGCTTTGCAGGACTCCGCTATGCTCCAAACAGTGGATAGCTTTGATAAGTGACACACCATCCACATACGGCATGGCAACGTCAACGACCATCAAATCAAAGGCAGTGGTCTTGATTGAGCGGATGATTTCTATCAGCCCATCAGCACCATCACGCGCTGTGACGACCTCACACCCTGCCGATTCCCACGCTGTCCTGAGCATGTCGGAAGCGTCGGCAAAATCATCTACAATTAATACTCGAAAGGTCTTCTTCATCCTCGACTCGTCAACCTCTCGTCGGGCGGTAGTTCCCCATAGGTGCGGGTGTAGCGGTCTAGCTGTGCCAGCGTGCGGCTGTGTTCCTGAAAATGCAGCTCCCATCGTGCCTCTTTCTGCTCCAACTCGCGCTCGACTTTCACCTTCTCCGCTTCCGCATCAACAAGTCGGACGCCTCGTCTCTCGGCAATCTGCTTCCACGAATCCTCTTTCTTGATTCTCAGTGCCGCCCAGACCATGACAACGAGGCCAACGAAAAACAGGAGCGCGCCTAAAATAGCGGCAACCGTCACCACGTCCGTTGACTCCAGTGAGGCTAAAATAATCATCCATATCCCCATCCATTTGATTGCGAGTCCCAATTTACTCGCCGCCAACCTAGCTATTGAAACTCTTCGTCGTCACCATAGTTCGCCTGGATAGCCCGGTAGAGCTTCAGGACAGCCGCCTTATACTTCGCCTTGTTCTTCGCACCCTTCAGCCCCTTGAGGAACGTGAAGAGTGTTGAGAAGCCCATTGAGATTAAAAAGTCGTTCATCGTTTTTCTCCTTAGTCGTTTTTGGTAGTAGTGATATTCGTATCGCCTGTCTTCGGGCTGGCATCAATGGTCGCGCCCGTCTTCAGGAGTGCGGCGAAAGCACCTGCGAAGAGTAGCGCGACGTTCTTCAGGAACTCGTCAGGGTGTCCCATCCAGACCGTGACCATGTAGGCTGCGATTGCTGCCATTGACGCGAAGAGGGCAAGATACTTGTCCTGCATCTGTGGATTGATTGCCATCAGTTATCCTTTCGAGAACACTCCCAACAAATACAAGATGAAGATGGCTGCCAGCACAATGATGACAGTAGAGAAGATTATCGCTACCTTTCGTGCATCATCTTCGGCCAAGCGTTCGTTGAATTTCATATCTTCAGCACCGATATTTGTTGCCCTGAGCGTCCGTGCCGCCAATTTGGAGCTTTCCGTCGTGGACTGCTTGTGCCACTTGAGCATCGGCCTTCTGAGCATTCTCAAGATCAATCTCGTGGAGAAAGACCAGCGCAAGGTGATTCTGAATCACATCAACTTGCAGCGGGTTTAGAGCATGTCGCACTGGACGCGCCGGGTCTGTTGATTGCGCGCCGTTGATTTCCAGATAGCCTTGCAGCCAATACGCAAAATCTCGTGATGTCATATCTACCCTTTCAAAAGTGCTGTCCATGTGGCAGCGTCAATGATGCCCGTTTGCGGCAATCCCACGCGCTTTTGAAACGTCCGCACCGATGAACGTGTGTTCTCCCCAAAATACCCGTCGGCAGCAAGCACGGCCCCGTGATGCTTCAATCGTCTCTGAGCCGTCAAAACATTCTCACCGCGCGTCATGGGACTTGAGATTTTAAGTGTGGGAAGGAGAGCGGTGTTGTCTTCCTCTGTGGTTGGCGCGTATAAGTCAGCCATCAATGCCGTGTAGCCTTTGTCTGCCAACTTTTTATATTGAAAATGCCAGAATTCGCGCTTCGTCCAGTTGCCCTTTTTCTCCCAGCCAATGTGTGCGCGTATCCGTTCCCAGCCGTGCCGTTCAGCCAATGCCGTGAAGTCCAATGCCCAGCCCGTATACTGTCCTGCGTTCTCTGTGCGGACGTTTATCTTTGAAACAAACTCGGAAGGCTTTTGAAGAGATACGTCTTTAATCCTGATGTACGTTCGCCACCATACGCGGTCTTGTGGCGCGGTTTCACGGACTAAGACGAGGTTAGGTTCGCCCTGATTATAATCGTAAGCTACGCCACATTTGTGAAGGGATGTAGTAACTGAGCCGGGAGAGTTCTTAACGAATGACTTGGAGCGGAAGCAATCGCCTAATATTTTCAAAAAGTCCACGCCGCTAAGTCTGAGGGTGTCCGCGCGCAGGGCATCGTAAGAGTCCGCCGCTTCCAAGCGCAGATATGGATAGTTGCCTGTTACGACGTTCTGAATCACCCTCAGTTTTCTACTTGGCATACTCATCAATGAAGTTCTCCACTTGTCCCACTGAACCAAAAAGCGTCCAACGAATCTCCACACGTTATTCGGTAAGGCTCAAACGTCGGATAGCTCGGCTGATACGGCTGAACGCACACAGGCGGGTAATAGTGATAATGGTTTTCGCGTGGCTGCGTTTCTAATTCCTTAACGCGCTTTTCCAAGTCGGCAATTTTCTTCTCAAGTTCTTTACTCATTAGTCCCTCACTGCCTCAAGCTGCCTGACAAACACCTTCCACCAAATTCCCTTAACTTCTAAAAATGCAAACACGCGGTCTTTATCGAGCTTAACGAGTTTGCCAGTGCCGATGTGTTTGACGTGGAATGTTTTATCTTTCAAAGTTTCGTGTGCCATAAACGACAAAATGCGCCCGCCTTGTCTACCGTCCTTTCGGAAAAGTAGGAACAAAACGAGCGCAGCATTACCCGAAGCTCTATATTAAGTTATTATCCAGCTCAGAGTAGCAGCTCACGGTTTTCCTTGCGACGGGTTCACCAGAGTTCGCTGACATACTAAGAGCTGGAATCTCTAAAGACCTATGCCACATCTTTCTCAAGATTGGCTACTACTGACCTCAGAGCGCGGGCAGCATCCTTGCGAATCTGCGCCTCTGACTTGGCGAGTATTGTAACACCGTTTGTCTCTTTTTCTACAGCAATCTTGATATAGCGAAGTGCTGCGCGCGACGTTACCATTGCAGGAGTAACTTGAATGACCACGAATCCCAAACTCACGGCTTCATTCAACTTCTCAATGTCGCGCACAACGCCGCTTGTCGAGCGGTGTCCCGTAGCCTGTGCCTGATAAAGTCCACCTTGATATTCAATCAGCACCCGCTCACCAATCTTCCAATCAGCGCGATACTTCCGCTCAGGGTGAAACTTAAATTCAGGCACAGGGTCCGGCAAGCCAGCTTCTTTAATCTGGCGCAACAATTCTGCTTTATAGTCAGTTACAGCAGAGAGTCGCCCACGCAGTTGCAGACCGCTCTTAACGAACTCTGATGATTTCATGCGTTCCTGTGGCATTTTCACTCCCGCACTTGTGAATTGGATTCTTGCAATCGCCTTTGTGGGTCAAAGAATAGACACGCATCTGTCCAAAGCCCGCGTCGTATTCAATGTATTCACAACTATCTACCACTTTGACGTTGTATCCCCTGCCCGTATCAGTCGTAGCACCCTGCGGTGGTTCGGGATTACAGCCAACGAAAAAGACTAAAACCGCAATCAATAAAATCTTTATTCTCATCAATCATTCCTCTCCGTCTGCTTGGCGTTTGTTACACATCAGTAGCTATGCCCTTCGTTTCCAAGAGTACATACACTTGAATGCGGCATGGTGTCTCCCGCAAAGGGATTCCATCATCTTCTTGAAGGGCATGACGGCTGCAAATAACATTGCCATCCACGCATCTTGATTGCGGTGACTACGCTCCCGTTCATAGTCGCAAAACCAGCATATAGGCATAGCACCCCCATCCACCTGACCGCCCTCTTCTCTCTCAACCATTGGTATCCTCCCTCTCACACATCCAACTTAATCAACTTCTTCTTAATAATATTCTCATTCGGGATCGAATAAATTCCCCGCCATGCGCCCGTCTTATCATCCCTGTCCTGTGCCATGATGATTTCACTCTTGTTGTGTGCAACCAGTAGTCCTGATGAGACAAACACGGCAAGCGCGTCGTATCGCTCTACGTCACCATCGTAGAGATAATTCGGATCGCCGTTGGCATCACGCCACTTGACTATGACAATGGTTCGTTTCACTTGTTCTCCGCTTCCTGTTCCTTTAGATCGAACCAGCAATGACAACTTTCACACGCCACAAGTTCACAATGTTCACCCTTCCATTTAGGGTGGAGAATGCCGTTACAGTTTGGGCAATTATTCATGCTGCCACCAACTCATCTTTCTCTCGCTGATAGAACCTTCCGCCAATCATGCACCCTTCAAACGTCGTATCGAGGTACTCCATCTGAGTTCGCTTCCGCTTGGTGTCCACATGAGCCAGCAGAAATCCATTCGACCACCGTTCCGCAGCCGTGTAGATCGCGCTCCTGATGTGTCCGCACCCCGTCTGATGCCATTCGTATGAGCCGAACGCGGGACTGTAGTTGCTCCAAACCAGATGCTTATGTTCGTGGCCGTTCGTGCCGGGATAGCCCATCAATCTTCCGTGTGGAAAATGGTGGCAGAGCAGCGCATCCCAAAAGATCATGTAATTCTTATTCAACTCTTTTTTGATGTCCGACTCGTTGAAGGCCGAGAGGTCAGCACGAGCAACGTAATTCACTTCGTACTTAGTGAGTCCGAGAAGATCAGGGATGGACATGCCGTGCAGGTCGGATAGAACAGTAACGAGTGCTGGGGTTGCCTCGGTCAAGTGCCTCAGTAGTCGGAACTCATGGTTGCCTTCACAAAGTGTGACTTCCGAATTTGGCGCGGCGTGTCTGAGGTCGTCAAGGAAAGCGTGTACCCACTTGATTCTACCCACTACATCAAATTGTCTCGGGTCTTGGGTGTATTTACTGAACTCCGTCATATCGAAGATGTCGCCGTTCAGGACTATCTTTTCAGGCTGTACCCTCCGGGCTGTGTCAACAAAGAGTCTGCGATAGAACGGATCACAAAGTTTGTCGTGGATGTCTGAACCTACAAGTGCGGTCTGCCACCGCTTATTCGATGGTCTTAAATATTTATCCTCCCAACCACTTTTCTCCTCATTCATCTTTCGCTGAACATCCTTGCTGGCGTGTTTGGCAATGGCCTTCTCAAGTGTGTGAGCGTGGCGAGAGAGGATGATGTTGGCTTGCCGCTTAAACTCAAGAAAAGTTCCGAAATTTGCATTCCAGACTGACTCTGCAAATCGTGAATGGACTCTAAAGAAGTTGCGTGTAACAACCCTGTCAGGGTTAGCTTCTGCGATGCGACGAAGCTCTGCGATACACTCTTCGAGTGAAAGCGGCGTGGTTATCTTCCTTGTGTCCTGCGAGAGAGGAACTTCTTTTTTACGCATCTATTTCCTTTTGGTTTAAGGCGGACGCCCAACTCACCAAGAGCGTTAAATTCGCTCAATCTTAAATCGCACTTTGCAACCAATCGCTTTTGCATACCTTGTCACCGTTCCCCAACTCATTCGACTTCTGCCGATTATTAAAGAACTGTGAAACGCTGGCACGACTGACTTCCATGCGCCGCGACAACTCAGCTTTAGTGATGCCCTGCTCCTTCATTCTCTTTAGTAATTCAACTTTTAACTTAGCCATCATTCACCTCTCTGCATCTCCGACATCAATTCATCTTCAACCTTATCCGCTATTAGCTTCACCAGTATTTCTAGGTCAGATGGTGGCTGATAGGTCAGTACCTCGTTTAGTGCAATGTTGAGGTTGTTGATTCTTTGCTCTATGTCAGCCATTTCTCTTCCTCTTTGGTAGCGCACTAAAACTGTCCTCTGGCAACGCTGTTCTTTTTATTCAGTTGAAGCGCACACCTTGCACAGTTACCTCGCCAGTGTGGAAGATCAACAATCTGTTTGAAGTATTTGACATGACAAGTTTGGCACTCGACTTCTACTCGTTTCTGTGGTGTTGATTTCTTTTTCATGTGAATAAGTTCTGTGGTTTAGAATTAGCTATCCACGCTTGTTTCCAAAGCGCAAAGGCATCACGAATAACTGAAAGTGGTGCGCCTTGCTCGTACTCACGAACAGCAACGGCAACTCTGTTCTCAGCCTCTTGAGTGTCGAATGTTTCCGGCAAGCCGAAGTTAATCTCAGGATGAGCCATTGCGAGCGTTTCCCAGCCATCCAAGAGTCTTTTGTAGGCAAGCTCTCTATGTGTCATGCTTCACCTTCCGGGTAAAAGACAGCGTTCAACTTAGCAATCAATTCTTGGAGCGCAGCGTGATTAACAAACCACTCACCGCCGATGCGAAAGTTTTTCAATATCTGGTGCAACCACAGTTCGTCCTCTTTCTCGCCGGGAAACATCAACAGGATGCGAAGCAGTTCAGGATGTCCGGTTTGAAGCTGACCTAACCGCCTGTATGGGTTGCCGGAGTAGCCAATCTTAATCGGGCCATCATCGCCAACCTGGATGAAATAAATGAATGGCGCACGACGGTCGAATCGGTGAGCCTGACTGAGGAAGCCGGGATTGAACCTTTCTACAATTTCGCCCATTAACTCGTCGGCCTCGGCTTCCTCTACGCGACGACCAAAGAACTTATCTACCCGACGCTTCAACTTTCGGTACTCTCCGTTTGTCATACCTTCCCTACCTTCTTTCTTTTAATAAAGCTAAGAATGAAAACGCTTTGAATAGTCCTCTGGCGTACCGCCAATAATCTAAATATTCAACTTGCATTTTCCTTATACCGCAAAATGCGGCATAAGAAATCATTGGGCTTTTTGCTTGTTTTCGTAGGCCTCCCAGAACTTCTTGACGGTTGCGGTCATCTCGTCCTGAAGTTTTGGTAAAGCCTCAGTCAACGAATAGCCCGACTGATGCACCAGTTCGCACCAGCTTTCAAACTCTCTCATTATCCTTTCGTGGGTTCTGTTGAGGCGATCTACCTTGCTGTCTTGCGGCGTAACATTCTTCTCGCTCTGCTTGCGCGGCAGCATCTCAATGATTGGTAATCCATCGGCCAGGTCTTCGGCCATCTCCTGATGCCCTGCGTCAATAGCTGCTTGTAGAAGCTCCGGGGATTGTCTTTCTGTGAATTGAAGCCCTTTGGCTCGCTTGGCGTACTCTTCGACGTAGGGGCCGATGAGGACTCTATAAAGGGTTGGTTGATACTTTCTTGCTTTGTAATCGTAGGGCTGTTTCTGAATCTCGATGACTACCCGCTTGAATTTTAGTTCAAACTCTTCGAGGGCTTTCAGTTTCCTTTGGACGGTATCGAGGGAGACACCCATAGAGTCGGCCATTTGTTGCTGGGTGACGGTGAAGAGGTCTTTATAGTTTCCTTCGCTGTAGCCCATGAACCAGATAATTAAATCCCGCACGTCACCGGGAAACTGAAGTAATCCTAAAAAGACGTATGCCTGTTTGATGAATAGACACTTCTCTTTAAGCTGGCCTGTATGCTCGACTATCTTTACTTTCGCCCCGACTACCCCGACATTGCTTTCGGCTACTACGCTTCGGGCTAAAGCGGTCAGGGCTTTTGAATCTTCAACTTCAGCGGGAAGGTTAAGAGTAGCGAAGACTGTAGGCTCCTTACTTGTCGCCTGGCCGCTTCTTTTCTGTTCGGCTCTTGTAGCCAGTTGCCTTGCGATGTCCTGAATGCTCATGCTGCCCTTTCGAGGTCTGGGATAAATGGAACCGCTCTTGCTCCGTAAACGAGTCCGATGGATTCAAAAAGTTTAGGAGTGGCTTTAACGTGCGGATAGATGAGAAGTCCCTGAATGTAATCTGTTCCGTTAAAGTAGGGTTTAATGATTCCCTGCTTATAGGGAAGGAACATTCTGTAGCACTCGTCAAAGTAGAATCCCGGCACACGTAAGAGATTGAATTTCCTGCCCATCTCAGCGGCGAAGATTGACTTTTGAATGTCGGTCGGGATCGAGCGAAGCAATCTCATTTCGTGCGCTGAAGGATTCCAATACTCTTTGATTGCTCTTGCGTCCTGTTCGGTCAGGTAAGGGGTTGTGATGTCGTGCAGACAACGATCAACGGAGTGGTGACTGCCGCGCTTTCGACAATCGCAGGTGTAATCCGGATTCGGCACACGCACCGTCAGGCACTCATTCAGGAGATATGAATAAGCGAGATGCCTGTTTATTTCTTTGCCGAGTTCGCTCAATGCTTACCCTCGTATAAATAAAGACCGAGGCCAAATTTCGCCGCCGCACGTTTGAGTGCCATTGCCTCCGCGTTAGAAGATGAGTCGCCGTAGCCCTTAACGTCGGCCTCTTCTTGTCCTGTAGCGTAGCGGGTCACTAATCCCTCTTCGCAGGGAATGGAGATTCCGATAGCGACGATGAGAGTGCCGCCGACTTCCGTCACTTTCGGCTCAGTCGTTGACCATCCCGGCGCGTACAGATCAAGGAAACGGACAGCCGTGTACCATGTGATAAAGGTAATGTCGGAGCCGCCCATCTTCTTATGCTTTAAGAATCTGTCAGGCAGAGGTTTTGACAGGTCGGCAATGATGTCCGTGATGCTTCTCATTATCTTGTCTCCGCAAACATTTCGGCTGGCAAGATAATCAGGCCACAAAACTCAGCCAGAAACTTAGCCGCCAAATCCAAATAGATTGAGAATTGTTCCGTATCCATATCGTGGGTTGTAGGCACAAGCTCTAATGCTTGCCCCGTCTGTTCGTTGACCTTTGTTCTGGGGTCTATGACAGCGCACTTCAGGGTGATGTGGGCTTGCTCGGCGGTAATGGAAGGATCGCCGTACTCGCGCCTTAACCATTCAAGCCAGGGCGGAATAAAGGCTGACCAGTAATAAGCGTTCTGGTCTAAAGAACGTGTCCGCTTTCGTGCTTTTAATTTGACTTCCCACAGGCCTTCTAGGGTTGAAATATGGGTCATCAACTTTCGCTTCTCTTCGAGGTTTGAGAGGTTATGCACTGGCGTTGGTTCGCGTTCTGATAGTTTCATGCTGCTTCCTCAAACGCTGTCTCACGTTTAGCAATCAACTCTAAAATCCTGGTCTTCATTTCCTCTGCTGGGAGAACTTCCAGTTGATCGTGGCAGGGGATACAGACAAGTGCGGCAACGGTCAGTTCTTCAGGGGTCAATCGTCTTCGTTTCGAGTGATGCGCCCACGACAAAGCAACGTCACCCCAGCAACCTTTTAATCTGGCTTCGCAGTATTGGACGCCTTTGAAATTCTTTGCCATTGTCGCGTTAGCCTTCTTGTTCAACTTACCCTTCTTGCCTACAGGGTTGAGCGCGCGGCGCATCCGTAAACGTGCCGCATCTACTTTGACTTTGAATGCTGTCCTCTGAAGTGGTGAACGTCTCATCTCTTCACTCCCTGAGCGTCTAAACACAGTCCCAGCGTCCTGTGTGCCCTTCTCACCGCATCCCCATCTGAATACCCGCGTAACAGGTCAAACGCTTTCTGTGCGGCCTCTACAGCCTCATCCGGGTTGTTCTGTGCAAGAAAGATGAGCGCCCTTGTTTCTAATACCTCTCCGAGATTCGCGGAGTCGGAAATACCTTCAAAATAGTTTGCAGCGTCAGTGAGAAACAGATGGGCTTCGTCGTATCTTTTAAGGTGCAAAAGAGCATAGGCAAGGTTTGCATTGATTGAAGCAATGTCACCCGTTTCACGTTCCTCTGTGATGGGAATGCCGAGAGCAATCAGGTACTCGTCAACGGCTAAATCCAGACGGTCAAGCGCGCGGTATATCAGTCCTAAATTGCAATGGTAAAATCTAAGATAAAGAGGCTCGGAATCATCATAGAAACTTCTGATAGCGAGGAAGTGTTTCAAGGCCGCTTCATGCTCTCCGGCTGACCACAACCCGATACCTTCAAGGTTAGCCTGACTCAAGCGTTGTCGGGTTTTGGTTAATGTCGTCATACGAAGAATTGAATAATCAGTTAAAATGTTGGTGTCGGAATTGTCCGACCAACTTCAAAGGAAAAATAGAATGAAAAAGTTAATGTCTCTCCTGTGCGCTCTGGCTCTTGCTATCGCCTTTGCCGTTCCCGTCAGTGCGGGTGAAATCCCCATCGGCTACTGCGCTGACATGGCCTGTGTCCAAGCTAATCCTGCTGGCCCGAATGAGTTCTGGCAGTATGATTTGAGTGCTGAGCAATGGATTAAGTACCTTCAATGTGAATGTTAATTTCCCTGACGGGCAAGCCTTCCGAACCAACTCTCACGAAAGCCCGGATGGAATCACATAGCCCGCCCGTCAAGTTTTTTAATGTCATCGTTACCACCAAGTGGTCTTCCTCTCGGAGGGTCAAGCACCTGCATCAACTGGTTCACCTGCGCGCTCAGTTTTGCTGTCGCCGCCTTTAATTCCCCTCTCCCCTGTCTCGTCCTGTACGCCGTCAATAATTGCGTGTACGCCTTACTAGCAGCCTCTAACAGCACGTCTACGCTTTCGTTCGACCTTCCTGATTGGCCGGGCATCTTCAACTCATCCACGATCCGCCGAACCTCATCGTCAATCATGGCGAGGGCTTCAGGACTTTCCTCTGCTACGCGCTCCATAAACAATAGGTAGCCATACACATGACCATCTGTTTCACTGGATGCACTGAGGATGTCGGAAATCCAGAACTCGGATTTGCCGTAACTCTTGGCTAACTTCGCGGCGAGTCCGCGCGCCATGTGGATTGAGTCGTGGACGAACTGTTTGATCTTGAATTTGTCGAGCATAAGGTTGATAAATTTCTTAGATTGAATCGCTAACCATTAAAGCCTAAAGTCTCTCTCGTCAGACCTCACTGGCCTGACACGAGGCGCGGCAGTCGGTTTAAGTAGAGAGATTCCGGGTGTCGCGCTTCAAGGGTTCTTTTTCAACTTAATAAGGTAGACACGAAAGCGAGTTCCGGCAGTTCGTGTGGTTGTGCGCTTTCAGCGACACCGCTTGTTGAATGGCGCTCAGGATCATCGGAAATGATTTCGCACAGGCCAAGTTTTTCTTCGACTGTGGCGACAAATCCGGCGATGCGTTCGCGTGACCACAGGTGGTCATCGTTAAGGTGTTGAATGGTTATGATGGTGCAGCTTGCGGGATACGAACAATCAGGAACTGGACACGAAGTTTTGACATCCAGAGTTGACGCAAACGTGCCTCTATCAAGGTCGTAACCTTCTTGAGCATCGCCTGAAATGGCTTGAGAGGCCGCGCCAAGCGCGCAGGTATGGCCTTGTGAGTTAAGGAGTTGACCAAAACCTTGTTCGGCTAGACGTGAACCATCAATAATCGCGTCCGAAAGAAGCTTGTAGTTGTTCATCGTTTCAACCTCTCCACCGCGAACGGGCATTGTCCCGTTGGTTAATCTGGTTAAAGTGGTGGGCAACGCCGCAAGACAATTACCCACCGAAACCGACCGCGTATGGTCGGTAAGGAACTTGATTGTGGGCTGCTACTCCCCGACTAGCGTTGCACTTTTGTTTGTTCCGTTTTCACGGTATGGCAACCTCTGTGGAGACTCGCTCTTGGTAGTGCGTCTTGCAGCCCTTGTCGCCACTCCACAAGAGACGTGGCAGACGTTGAAAGAGCTATTCGTAATCTTTATCAACACCCGACACCGCAATGTCCGCGATAATCAATACGCAGATAAATGCGGCTATCAGGAAGAGAAATAGAATGGTGTCGTCAATCATTTCGTATGCATCCTTTTGAAGAGCCAACCGCCGATTCGATAGCCGACAAGGAAGAGAATTATGTAGAGGCACATCTGAAGCGCGGTTTCCATATCTATCTCCTCGCCTCGCGCCGTCTCTGCCTCAGTGCGCGCCCGTATTCAGATTTATCTACCCACCACGCAACAAGTGGGTTGCCGTAGCAGATCAGGAAGATTGTGATGATGGTGGCGGTGATTGCTAGTAGAATCATAGTCTTCACATAAAGGGCACATAGCACGCGCCAAAAGGGGGAAGTTAGGCTGCCTTTTGCTGTTCAGCTTCGGCACGTTGGGCATCACTTAGCACCATCACCGCAAACTTCTGCGGCGAGTTCAGGCCGTGAATGCCCGCCTTCTTTTGAAGCCATTTATCAAGCTGCTTTGGCAACACGATGTAGCGTCCGATGTTTCCGTCTTTTAGTTTTGGCATCTGCCTCCTCCAAACTTTCTAGGGGATTCTAGAATCTTCTAGCGGCGATGTCAAGAAAATAATCTTGCGAGGACTTCTAGAAATGACTAATATGTTTGCCGTGCCTGTAAAAGAAGGAAAAGTTCAATTAAATCTGTGGGTTTCTGAAGACATGGACAAGGCTCTCAAGCGTCTTGCACAGCAGCGGAATCTGCGCGGACGTACTCAAATGGCTGAAATAATTCTCAATCAATATCTGGACGACGCGGCAACTGAGGACTTCAGCGCACCGCTCTTTAAGGTCAAGGCGGGGGAATCACACCCAAGCATCCAGCTTAAAGGCGCGGCGAAGCCATCAAAGAGGGGCGGTAAGAAGTGAACGCTACAATCCGGCAATTCTACAGTCCTGACGAAGTACCCAAGTCAGACTTACCTCTGTTCTCCGTCCAGCTTCCCGCCGGATACCCCACACGCATTGATTGTGACAATCCGAGCCGCCTCAACATCGTAGAATTTCTCATCAGGCATCCTGACGACACCGTGTTTGGAACTGTCTCAGGTGATTCGATGGAAGGTGAAGATATTTACGATGGCGACTTGCTGGTGATTGATCGTGCGCTCGAGCCGGTGGAGGGATGCGTGATTGTCGCTTTCATCAACGGAGATTTTACGGTCAAGAAATTCTCACACAGAGACGGAAAGATGTTCCTTGTATCCGGTAACAGACGATACCCGCCTCAAGAGATTAAAGAACACAATGATTTTGAAGTGTGGGGTGTGGTTTCTCACGTCATTCATAAACGAATCTAAAAGGAAGGCTCACCATGAAACGACTCTTCACGCTGACGGCCTGCATTCTTTTCCTCGCCGCCGGAGCTTTCGCGCAAAGGTTGCCGAACCCGAATATTCGCGTCAAGCATGATAAATTCAAGGATTCAACGTCAATTTTAATGAAAGGCGGCGACGTTGAGAACTTAAAAGGATTAGCAACGTCTGCACACTTTTCCGCTGTAGCTATCCATCCAGGCGAGAAACTTACTTCGCCCATTGATGGTATAGGAATCGCCGTCTCAACCAAATCTGAGAATTGGCTTTTCCTCGACAACGAAACTATTTTGAGGGTGATTTTGAACGACAAGGAGCGGATAATTCTTGGCAAGATGAGTCGGACATCCAGCGACGTTGAAAGGGGTTATGTGTCAGAGTTGCTTACTTTAGTAATCTCCAATAAAGATTTGAACAAACTTGCCAACGCAAAGAAAGTTGAGATGCAAGTTGGACGAATTGAATTTGAATTGACCGAAGCTATCCTCGCAGACCTCAAAGAATTTGCTGGAATGTTAGTTCCCTAGCCTCATATTTCACCGATAACTATTAGGCGTTCGGTCTTCGGATCGGACGCTTTTCTTTTTCCTTCTACCTTACACGAAATAGTATGTTGACTATCATCCTAGAAAGTTCTAGAATCCTCTAGTCGTTGAGGGAACAAACATTCAAAACGGAGGCGAGAGATGCAAACACCAATTCAACAACTCAAGAACTCAATCAGCCTCGCGCGCCGCATTGCTGCCAATGACACCCTTGACTACGAGGACATGGATGCCTTGAGACGGACGTTGATTGATGCGAGTGCGGAGTTGGAAGCGATTGAGTTAGATGCTTTGCCAGAGGTTGATGAGGTGTGGGCGTAAGCATTTCACCCGCTACCAGACAGAAGGAGAGAGATGGCAATCAATAAAACACTTTTACGTCGCGTGAGGAATCACATCCTTGCTGAACCCCGCAGATATGCTCAAGAAACCTTTGGACGATATGAGCCACAATCGCCATGCAATACCGCCGCTTGTCTATTCGGGTGGGCAGACTATCTGGCAAATGAGACAAGCCTTGAGGATGTACAGGAATACTATCACTCGCCCACGTTGGTTGCGAAGCGTGCTACTGCTGCGCTGGGGCTAAAACCTTCTCAGGCTAAGGTAGTCATGTCTAGTAGTGGCGAAAAATGGCCTGAGCCTTATCGCAGCAAATTCCTACACGCCCGCACTGACGAGGCCGAAGCCCGCGTTGCCGCCGACTACATCAACTACATACTAAGAACGGGCAAAGTTGATTAACCGCATGGACTGAAGGAGAAGAGAGATGAAACTTAACTTAACCGACACCCAAAAGGAAATGCTGCGTAAAGGGTATAGACGGGCGCAGGAGTTGCCGAGGGGATTCAACATGGGAACGTGGGGGTACGAATCAGAACAAGCTCCCTGTGGGACGATCTGCTGCTACGCGGGGGAATTGCTGATTGTTGGCGGCGTGGTCAGCCCTAAAGAACTGCCAGCATTTGCAAACGCAGATTTCTTTGCGGTTCCTACCAGAGCAGCTGAACTTCTTGAGATTCCTGATGAGGCGATTAAAGCCATGTTCTTTGTTGAGAATTGGCCTAGAGAACTCCGCAAGAAATACGAAGCCGCCAACATTCCATCTGTTCGCGCCGAAGCCTTAGCAGAGGCAGTTGAGATGTTCATTGCCGCTGATGGCGATACCTCAAGCTGGTAAGCCGTACTGAAGGAGAGTAACCAATGTCAACTATTACAGATGAAAAGGAAGTGGGACATACGATGAAACTACTTCCCTGTCCGCATTGCGGAGGCAAGGCCGGAATTGGGCACAGGCGGTTAGGTGATATGTCGTTGATGTTCGCCGTTGGCTGCGACAACTGCCGCGCTGGATTTGCTGATAAAGATTCCGCTGAAGCGATTGCTAGATGGAATAAGCGCGTTGACTCCCACGATGAATTAGTTGCCGCCGCTGAAAAGGTACTGGCGCACCTTGAAGACGAAGACGGATTTTGCGTTACCGGCGGTGAGTGGGAATGTAAATGCTGCCATCCCATTCTCATGCTGCTACACGATGCGATCAAGAAAGCAAAGGGGGAATCCAAGTGAGCTACACCACACCCGAACAAGTCTACCCAAGTTCGCTACAGGTGAAAGCCGAGTACGACAAGTTGTCCAGAGAACTTCGCGCCGGACTAATCTCAGATGAGCAGCTTATCGAGCGCAGGCATAAATTGATTCACATGGAGTACGAATCTTTGAAGCCTTATCGCTTAGAGAAGACGGTTGACGATCCTGATTGCTTCATGTGCCGGGAAGAGGAGCGTGGTTTAGCTCATCGTGTTGATGAACCGATGCTGATGCCGAAGGTGGATGAGAGCGAGAAGGTAAGGGGTATCAGAATTTAATGCACTGGCAACTTTCACATAGAGCGGATAAGAGGGCATTGCCGCTGGCTGACAGGCATTACAACCGCCAGAAGATAGGTAGTCCACAGTTTGTTCCGCCCGGACGCTGCATTGTCTTAGGACTTGAAGTGGCAGGCCAATATGACTACGTAGCCTTGTGGGTAAGTAGTTGGCCTTTCGCTGAATATGTGCGGCACGCATGGGCGGGTGCTTGGGTTTGCACGATGTTTCGCAATGAATCAAGTGTCCTGTCCAGTGAACTGATACGCGAAGCCGTTGCTATCACTCGTGGTCGCTGGGACGTTCCTGAACTTGGAATGATTACTTTTGTTGACAGATCGAAAGTAAGGCACAAGCGAGACTTCGGCAGATGTTATAGGCGAGCTGGGTTCAAGCCGTGTGGGTTTACAAAAGGCGGTTTGGTTGCTTTGCAATTATTGCCTGTTGACATGCCCGAACCATTAAAGGTTGAAAGCGCGCAAAGGTCGTTCCTTGATGCCGCTTAATCAGTAAAGAATCTGAATGTGGCTAAGCCAGCGGAGAAGATTAACGGATTGCCGAAAGGATTGAGGATATGAAGGAGTGGCTGGAAAATATTAAGCAGGGTGATGAAGTCATTATCGCTGGTCGTGATTCTCGCAGAATTGCAAAGGTCAGTCGCACGACTCAAACCCTCATCATTGCAGACGGTAGTCGGTTCAATAAGTCTTATGGGCAGCAGGTCGGAGTTGACGACTTTTACTCCTCATCTATCCACGAAGCCACGCCTGAGATTAAAGCCAGAACACTTGAACAGATGAAGCGCAGAAAGATAGTCACCCGCCTTGAATCTATCCGCTGGAAGGATGTCTCCACAGAGATTCTGGAAAAGATTGCGGAGTTGATTAAGACGTAATTTAAGGGATACACGGAAGCGATTTACGGATATGTTTCTCGCGCTGGAGGGATTGAAACAATGAAAACGATACAACGTGTTTCAAGTGATGCTTATGCTGCTCTTGGCGGCTGTGGTTGCGTAGCGATATTCGCTGCCATTGGTTTAACCATTGGCGGCTTAGCCTTTCAATATTCATTGTGGGCGATATTCGGCAAGGATATTCCGTGGTATGCCGACGCCCTTTGCGGTGTTGTTCTAGGTGCTGCCGCCCTGCCGCTGGCCTTCATCCTGTGGATATTAAGTTTGTGCGGCATCGCGTTTCCACTTGTTCATTAAATTGCTACATGCCAGCGCGGGACTCGGAGACAGCTCGGCAACACTTGAGAGTCCTACTTCCCCTGAGATTTAACTTATTAGCCGGGCGTGAACCGGGAATGGAGGTACACATGAACGACGATTGGGAATACAGCGAATCGGATTGCCCAAAGTGTCAAAGTCAAATGGCGTGGCAACGGTGCAACCCATGCGGCGGTGAAGGCTACGTCGAGGATGATGATGAATGGGGCATCGGGGAAGAACGCTGCGACGAGTGCAACGGTCAAGGCAGTTCGGAATGGTGTCGAGAATGTGGGTGGGATGACGGCTTCAAGTGCTTTCTCAGCCCGGAATACGAACAGGAATATCTTGCGAAACAAACCGCTACGGGACGTTTAGCACCTGTCTGCGTCAAAGGAAAAGGTTAATTAGTGAGGAAGACGAGCGATTTAATCATGGCTAGGGCTGTGCGCTAACCGCTTACACATTGAAAGGTTAATTGAGATGGGAACAGTAAACAACGATTCATGCTTGGAAAAGATTAAAGAGCGAAGTGATAGGTGTGCTGTATGTGGTGTGCCACGCTTCCATAAAGAACCAGGCGCATGGGGCGATGAAATAGCACACGACAATAGCGAACATGCGTTTGTTGATGCTGGTAATGAGCCAATATTCGTTCTCCGCGCTCAAGATGTAACGATGGTCGAAACCGTCCAGCATTGGCTCAAGCTAAATCCCGATCTTCCGACAGAAAAGCGAGATGAGGCAGTTGAATTGCTAGGCAAAGTTCTTTCGTGGCCGAAGAAAAAGACCGCTGATTAAAGTCGAGGGGCGTGAAGGGTTCAAAGAGGGGACGGCAACCACAGTTTTGACCAATGGGGGAGGCGAGAGAGGGAATGACAACGGATAGATTCAAACGATTTGATGAGATGGTGTGGCCTGACCCGCACAAGCTCTCTGACCTTGCGTGGAGACTTACATGGTCGCCCGATTCTATAACTTGTGCCGACAAGATGTTGCTCACTTCGGTCATACAGGCTTATCGGCAGATAGTAATTGACCCGCGAGCAAAGCGTGAACACGTTTGCAGGAAGCTACGCGAGGATACCAGTAAGAGGTAAGAGATATGAGCGAAATAGAACAAGTATTTGAAGCTATTGCAAACCGCGTCTTTGATCGGCGCAAAGATGAACTTCTACAGTCCCGGCCTGAGCCTGCAAAACTCTCACTTGTCGAGCCACTGGTCAGCGTGGCACAGGCTGCTAAACATCTGGACATCTCCGAGAGGAAGTTGAGACAGATGGTGGCAGACAGGAAGATTCCGTTTCGCAGGATAGATGGAAGCGTGAAGTTTAAGTTGAGTGAGTTGGATGATTGGAGTGTGGCGGCGTGAGGCAATCCACGCCTAGCAAGTACACGCCTGAATTTCTACGCAATCTTTTAGCGTGGGAGGGTGATACGTGTGCGATGCCGCGATGTGGCCGACTTTGGACTGACAGGCTTGGCCTACCTAGCACCAGAGCAGAATGGCACGTGTGTTTAGAATGTTGGCGAAAGTTGGGTGGGCACCTTCAAGTCAAGCAAAGGCAATATGAGCAAACCCAATGGAAACTAGAGAAACCTAGAGAGTTGCGTTGCTTTATTTGTGACGATTTTGGGAGCGGTAAGCAGCCAATAGAATATAGCAAGAATGTGGGTCAATACACTTTCTTGCGGCATTGTTATCCCCATTCGGATGAGGCTCGCAATGTGTGTGCCTATATCTATAACGCGAAAGATCGAAGCGCAGCCGAAACCCTGATTCAGCTTGAACGGCTGCACTACAGCAAACCCACATGGGGGAAGGTTTTTAGACTTCTCGCCGTATACAAAAGGCTAAATAAAGAGGGAGAGGTTTCATGGCATATCCACAGACGGCTTACTTGCGCCCTAGCAGTGAACGCAAGGGTATAGATAGCGGCAAGAAAATCACGCTCAGTTTGCGACAACTCTCTTACGAGAAAGAGTTGCGGAAGATGTTTCTTCCAAAAGACACGAAAGAACTAATCAACCTTATGTTAAAGGCGCGGCAAGATGGACTTGAGAGTAAATACAACCTGACATTTTATTTGATAGAAGCCGAGAAGCGCGGTGAATTTTGGAGAGCCTCGAAACATCGTTCATTAAATGCTTGGCTTGCTGATTTCGACTTGCCTTATGGTGAGACGTTGGCAACACGAAAGCACATCGTGAAGCTATTCAGCAAAGAAACATTTCTGCTTGCAGGTGACGGCATATTGCATGAAATGGTTCTTGAGGTAGCTGATTACCAATCAGACCTCGATAAAAGAGAATCTGTCTATCAGGCCATCTTTGATGATTATTGCCGACAGTATGACGCTTTTGATAAAGGCGAATTTCGGAGAATCCTTCGCACTTACATTAACACAAAGTATATCAAACCGGGCGGCGTAAAGGTTGTAGACAACACCGCCAAGCCGCCTCGAAAAGAAGCTACAGGTACACACCGCCAAAAAAGCGTGAAAACTGTTGAGCATAACGGTGAAACTAAAGAAGCCGTTGTTGTTGAGACTGTGGCTTGTGCTGGATGCAAGCTCTGGAAGAATTACGCTGAATCGCTCGAAACAATCATCCGTTCTGAACTGGGAGCGAAGCGACTTCCTAAGCGCCCTAGTGGGCTATCCTGAGAAACCTTGAACCTTTCACCCCTCTGCATATAAACTCCCCGCCACTCCATGTGGCTGCGACCAACAATCACAGGAGGAAAACATGACAGTCAGACGCAGAGGGAAGGCCGGGAGATTCTGTTACGATTTCATGATCCGGCGAGTCCGTTACAAAGCTGCTATTCCAGAAGCCAGAACCAAGCAGGAAGCGTTACAGGCAGAAGCCGACGCGCGCCGTGCGGTATATGAAGGGAGGTATGGCAAGCAAGCCTCAAGCACAGGTTTCGAGAAGTTCGTGCGCGAGGTATTCGTACCGTACTGCAAGGCCAATAGAAAGAACCATGAGCAGGATGAACAGAAAGCGAATCTATTCATCCAGTTCTTCAAAGGTAAAACATTCTCCGAGATTAGCCCGATGCAGATAGAGAAGTTCAAAAAGGAACGCAGAGACGGGATTACCAAACGAAACACCGTCAGGAAAGCGTCAAGTGTGAACCAGGAACTATCCGTGTTGAGCCGTGTCTTTAATCTGGCGATAGAGAACGGCTACACCAATGTCAATCCTGTTGATAAGGTCAGGATGATTAGAGGCATTGAAGCGCGGGAGCGGTATCTTGGTTACGATGAGGAAGTGAGATTGAGAAGGGTGATTGAGGCGGATTTCCCTGAGCTTCTACCTCTTCTCGATCTGGCATTGAACACCGGCATGAGGCACAGGGAAATGACCAACCTTGCCGTCCATGAAGTTAATCTGCAAGCCCGGTCAATTACCCTGCCAGCCGAGAGAACCAAAGAAAAGAAGTCCAAGACCATTCCGCTCAATGATGTGGCTTACAACGTGGTTTCCCGGCTCGTGGGGGACGCCGACAGAGGCAGATTGTTTGATAGAGGCTACGAAGCCTCGTGGATAGAAAGGCGGTGGAGAGAGGCATGCAAAGCAGCAGAAGTGCTTGATCTGCGTATCCACGACCTCCGCCACACCTTTGCTACTCGCCTGTCGGAGTCGGGTGTCACGGAAACCGCCATCGCCGCCCTGCTCGGCCACTCATCTATCAGGATGACAAAAAGGTACACGCACGCAACACCAGAGGCCACACGCGCCGCTGTGGGGAATCTTTGTCTCAAGATTGTACCAGCAACGGCAGAAACCGCTAATTTACGCCTGCATAAATCTGCATCCTAA